ACAACAGTGCTTTCCCCAAGTATTCGGACGCTAGAGCCGTATGTGTTTGAATTACTTGTCTTGACAGTGATACAAGGTTTGTTCTCACCAGTCTTGGTGTTTGAACGGATAACGTGTTGGTTTATGTGTATTCGTTTAAGCATCCTTGCTCTCCTCATCCTCGTCATAAAATCTGCTCACATCAATAACTTCCTCATGGTCATAAGCATTCTTACCCTTAGCAAACTCTAAAGGCTTGCTACCGTAACTCACTACTAGATTAATTTTGCCATCTGCGCCCATGTGGAAGCCAGAGCCTGTGCTTAATTCATCGTCTGGATCGTAGTCACCAGAATACACTTTTGCTTCTGCATCCTGTGCGTTATCTGCTCCAACAGTTACAACACTGTAACCTGTCCACTCTGTGAACACTTTATACTTAGGCATCACATCTACTCCTTTCATATCTGGTTGCGATAAGATTCTGCATAAAAGCGTTTAGTTGTCTTGTATTTCTAATAAGCATCCTTGCTCTCCTCATCCTCATCCTCATCAGGGTCAATATTAAAGCACACTTTAACAACGCCCTCATCCTCACCACAGATAAACCAATCCTCACGGCTAGGGTATCTCCACTCTAGGTATTGCAACAAATCGTATTTAGTCATCATCAGCCTCCTTACTTTCTGGGTCACCATATAATTCGTCCGCTTGTTCTGGTGTTAGCTCAAACCTACCACATGGTGATTTCATTCTGTCGGTAATCCACATACCTTCAAATTCAAATCCATCATCCATTATGCAATCTCCTTACTTTCTGGGTCACCATAGGTTGGGACATCATTGTCACGCATCCATTCCATCTCTTGAATCGTATCAGAGATACCAAACTCTTCGTCAAGTTCGGGACGCTCTGTGACTACACTTTCCACATCGTCAGTAGCCCAGTCATCCCCATCTACATACTCGCCAATGTACATCCAACCTTCGTCAAGATAACGTGCGTTCACTTCAAAGCCCATGTCTACCAGTTTATCAAAGACTTTGAAAGGTGGTGACCATGCAGTATAGAAGTACAGCACAAGTGTGTTGGCATCCATGAGGTCACAATTGGCATCATAGATTTCCCATTTAGTTCCCCAATTGTCAATACGCCAGTCATACCAATCGTTGCCATCAAGTAACTTTTCATCCATAGGGATAATTGTCTGACACAAGGGTGTGTCCTCTGTATTCATGATGTTGTAAATCATGTCAATCATTTGGGTGTCATCATGTGACAGGATGACTCTGTTGTCTGTGTGATTAGGCATTATCATACTCCTTTATAAACTCAAACTCAATTCTCTGTTTTGGATACAGTGACTGCATCATTTCCATAGCATACTCAATGGCATTAGTCCAGTCACCACCTTCGAGGGCTGAAGGGTGGACATTAATCTGTCCACGCTCCATGCCGATTTTGATACCAATTATCCAATACACTGCTCATTCTCCTTTTCGATTAGGATTACATCCTTGTTACAGTCTTCGCATTTACTTTTTGGCTTGAGAAAATCTGTATAAACATCTTCATCATACTCAAGCATCCATGATATGCGGTTGGCACGAACCCATGAGAGTTCCCATACATTCGTGCCACCACATTCATAGCAAACCCATTTACTCATGCAACTTTGAAGTCAGGATTACGAGGGGTAAGGATACGCTTACCATTTGCATCTACCTTTAGAGTAGACTTACCCTTCTGATTGCCACGCTTTCCACGAGCAAGGTCACGAAGGTTGTCAATCTTGACACTGCCAATCTCAATAGCGATAGGCTCTGATGCATCCTTGCGGCGTACAGCCTTGCCAAGTTCCTTGTGCATATGGTCAAGGAAGATACCTGCAATAGCCTCTGCGGTGTACTGCAAGTAACCACCTGCTTCAGCCTTGGCTTCACGAGCATGGGTAAGGGCAAGGTCATAGAACTTCACACGCCCCATCTTTGTACCATGATAACGCTGATACAATGCCTCTACTTTAGCAAGTTTCTTTTCAATCTGAGGTGATGCAAGTATCTGCCCTGTCTTACCGCCAGAACGCTGATGAAATGTGATAGTTTTGATAGTCATAATAAAATCTCCTTTAGGTTGGGTTAGTTAGTTGGGTTAGTATTAGTGTCCAATGTTGGACGATTTTCAATAGCCAATACAGAAGGCTTGCCTTCAGGGGTCATGGCTAAAGATATGACAGATACATCTGCGGCAGGTTCACCTGTTTGAGCAAATATAAATGTGTCATTCTTGTATGGATTGTATGTCACTTTCTTAGCGTTGAACAGTGCATACATATCAGCAGGGTATATAGTGCCGACAGCAAAGGCATGAACATTCTTCTTGCCCTCACGCCTTACCTTTTCCTGCCCTGCCTTACGCACTACAAACTTAGCGTCTGTCAGTGCGATGTGGTCAGTGTGTGCAATCACAAGTCCAGTCTTGCGGTCTTGTACTGACCATAGTTTCTTGTGTAAATTCCAATATACTCTTACCTTAGTCATAGGTAGTGTCCCTTCTCCAGTGACGCATTATATACTTAGCACGATTGATAAACTGTCTTGCCGTATTATTATCACCATGTGACATGGCTTCCTGTGCATCAGACAGGATAGACATGACAAGCATATAATCTCCACCTATTGAAATACTAGGTCGGTTCATTAAGCCTGTCAATGCTTCCTGTGTACATCCATACATATCCATGTAGGTATCTTCTACTTTACGCATACCATTTCTCCTGTGTCATATGCTTTGCCTTACGCAATGCCTTACGCTCACGCTTCCAGTCATCACGCCTAGTCTTACCTGCTGTCTTGTGTACAGGTAATTTCTCAAACAATGACAGGTCATTCCAGTCATGTTCAAAATCATTTGTTGGTTTTAGTTTCCGCATTGGTCTGCTCCTTTGATTTGTTGCGGTTATACTTCGTCTTGTCAGGCACTACTTGTGTACGCCTACGGCTCACTGCTACTGCCTTGGCAATAGGATTAACAGGTTTGATTTTCATTGTCAATCTCCATATGAATATGGCACACTATGTTACAGTCATCATCACAATAACACTCACTTTCAATGAGGCATTCGTCATAGCAATTGTGGCAATACATATCATCATTGTGATATATGACTGCATTGTGTTGGTCACAACCTGCACATTTACTCATTGTCAAACTCCATAGCAATAGCCACCCATCCACCTACGAAACACGCACCACAGGCTAGTAACACAAGCCCCATGAATGGCGTACCATTAGCCATTAACTCAATCATAGCAAATACACTAGCAAAGGCACTGCTGATAATCATAAAGAAACATCCTAAAATATACATATCAAAGTCTCCAAAAAAGTGTCCAACATTGGACGGTTTATTATATCTAAAGTGAAAATACACTTTCACAAAGTTTCAAGTGTATTTATCACTAAGATATATATAAGGGTTTAGGCTGAAGCAACAGCATCGGCTTTCTTCTTACCATTGCCATGAGCAGGAAAGCCAACGATTGCATCACGAAGTCTGGCGCATAGACCACAATCTTCACATGACACATCGTCTTTGACGACAGCAGGACAAACCACAACCTTGCGTCCCTTCGGGGTAACAGTGTTGGTCATTTGGTCTGACGGTAAAACCGTTGTAACAGGGGCAATGCCCAAGTCATACAAGGCATCGGCATGAGCCAAATTATTGCCAGACAGATTGACTACGAAGCCATCACCATTCATCTGCTGAACAACATTAGCATTATGCTTGCTGTTCAACACATCATAGTGAGTGTATGTCCAACCACGCTTGCCTTTGTTGGCTTCGCTCAACTGAAAATTAGCCTTGGCATCAAGACGCTTGCCATCACCTGCCAAGTCACCTGCCTGATTATGCCGCCATAACTGCCCATCTTTGAGATTGGCAATCTTGCCGATAAAAACTGACCATGTATCACCACGATTGCCATCAGTCACCTTTGCCCAATGCATAGCAAGCGGACCTGCATTCGCATAGCATCCACCATCATTGGCATGGTTGAATGGGCATACATCAGGACAGGTGGCGGCAGATGTTGTGGATACAGGTATCTTGCCTACCTTGCTATTGCCTGATTTCATGGTGATATGAACATTGTATTGCATAACATTTACTCCAAAAAAGTGTCCAACATTGGACGGTTTCTGTTTGTCTTGTGTATGTCTAAGTAAATATAACACTTTCACTAAAGTATCAAGTGTTTATTTACATAAGACATTACAACAAGGTTTTAAGGATTGCAAGTGCCTCTTGTTTATCTTGCTTGGCTTTATGCTCTGCATAAGCCTTTGCCATGTTATCAAACTGTCCATTGACAGATGCAAAGCATCTAAACTCTGGACGGTTTTCTGGCTCATAGACACGACTATAAGCCATGTCCATTGCTTGACAAGATGAGCCTAAAGGCTTATGCTTTCCCATTGGGGTAATGCGCCGCTTTGCCATGTGTCAATCCTCACAAATAGTGACGGCAATTATGCCGCCACCTTGGTTTCGTCTAACATTTCTAATTGTTCTTTTAGAGCAAGCATGAAATCCTTAATGGCAATACCATTGGTTTCACACTGTATCATTGCTTCAAGAGCAATGTCACTGGCTGACATAACTTTATCAGACTGTCCAACATTGGACGCTTTCTCAGCCTTTGGCTGTTCAGGCTTGTCAGCCTTTGGCTCACTAGGTGCATCCGCTTTCTTGGATTTATTCCAAGCGGCAAGCAATGCTGTTGTTGAAGTAAATCTTTTCACCATAGGTGACAATTCATCCCAATTTGCCGCCAGATGCTTTGCATCATTGCGGCGGCGGCGGTCAATATTATTGACTCCGCAAGCAATCAGTCTGGCTTTCTTGATTTGACCAGAGCCTTCGGCTTCAAGAGCAAGCATCAACTTGCCTAAAGGCAAGTCAAAGTCAGTGATTTGCTTTCTATCGCTACGCTGTATGGCTCTCCAAGCCTTGCCCAAGGCATGACCTTGTGCTTCAAGAGTGTTCAGATTTTCAGTGGTTTTGGTTTTGGTAGTCATTTTACTTCTCCATATCTCTAGGTTACTTAACAAATTATTATATTACTTTCACTAAAGTATCAAGTAATATTAATTTGTAGTAACCCTAAGAGATATGAGAGGAATAAAGTTTGAGGCTTTCCATGTCATGTCATGCCATCCTCTGCGCTTGCCGTTTCATGTGATTGCAGGATTACAAAGTAATCCGAAATACCTGCGCTAAACTTGTGAGGCTTTGAAGTGTCCAACGTTGGACTGTTGAACCAGCCATGCCCCTCACCATAGGTGGGGTATGCTCCGCCACTTCATACGTAGTATGTTTTTCAAATCTACTACTTCATCTCTGATGAAACAATGGCGACTGATACCATATCAGTTAGCATAACTGATTAAGTCATTGAATTTGTTGCATCTTTGATGCAGATTATGGGATTGATTGTCTCACATATGCTTCAATGCGCTGAAATACAAGGCATAATGCGCATATTTCTGCTTACAGAAGGGGTAGGGGCAGGAGCCACCCCCCGGTAGGTACGTACTATATACACAGAAATACACAGATTAGGATTTTTCACTGTTAACCACAAGAGTAACTGATAGTGGTGTGCTTAATAGTTGTGCAATATCTGCCTATTATTTAGGCACACATTCTAAGATTACACTTTAACTGATTATAAGATTACACTTTAACTGGTTCTAAGATTACACATTAACTGATACATATTGTCGCACTTACATATTATTTGTATTGACAGGGGGTTGACAGTGTGGTATAATTATAGACATAAACTAGGATTACACTTAAACTGTCTACACTTAACTGCTTTATAACTTATCTATATTAATACTTAAATATAAAAACACTTAGATAACACTTTAACTGTACAGTTAATTGAAGTGTTTCATTAACAGGTCAGTAACATGTATAATGACTTATTTGTGTTAAATAATAAGAAAGTTCTTGACAATGGCAAAGAAATCCGTAAAACTATACACAGATAATGTCATAGAGGCATTCTATGATGCTATACGTAACAATTCATTAGACCGTTTGCATATTCCCCACAGTGATGTGTACTATGTCCGTGCCGCATGTGAAGCAAGGTACGGACGTAAGTTTACGCTGAAGCATGTAGAAGAGGCAATGAGAGCAGAGGGCTGGACAGATGGAACAAATTAATGTTTACTGCCATTATCATTGCTTGCCTTGCCTCTGTGCCAGATAGCTGTATCACCTTTGCTGATAGCAGAGGTCCATATGCTACACAGGCACAGTGCCTTAATCGCACATTAGAGATGGCTCAGTCAGCTGCTAACATAGCTGGTGAGCCTGTTCTTGTTAAACGTGGTTGTATTCCAAACAAAGGACAAAGCACATGAGTATTACGTACCGTGGTGAAACATTTGCTGGTTATAATAAAGCAAAGCGTACACCGGGACATAAAACAAAATCACATGCTGTGCTTGCCAAGGAAGGTGACACAGTTAAACTAGTTCGCTTTGGACAACAAGGCGTAAAGGGGGCTGGAAAGAGTCCTGCTACTGCCAAAGATAAGGCACGTAAAAAATCCTACTATGCACGTCACAATGCACAGGGTAAACCAACCAGTAAACTTTCTGCAAAATACTGGTCACACAAAGTCAAATGGTAATTAGGAGATACTAACAATGGCTGATGTAAAACGCAAAGGTAGTATATTCTCATACGAGAATCGTGCCTTAGGCAAAACTGTTAAATACAAATTAGTTGATGGAAAGTTTTATAAAATAAAAGACGATGGAAGTCTGTCTGGTAGTTCTGTAAACAATCCCATTATTCGTGCTGCTTTAAACAAAGAGTTATCTGGAAGTGATTCCTCAATTGTAACTCGTGGTACAGGCGAAGGTGTTGCCACCAAACGTCCCGGACCGGGCATAAAACAAAAGAAACAAAAAGCACAAGAAAAAGCAATGTTTCCGTATGAATATAAAACAACGGGGTCTGATGCTTTATCCACAGAGAAACTTAAACGTACTGCGTATAGTGAGCGTAAGCCTACTACACCATCATCTGCTATTGGACGACAGCGTACAAAGTATAAAACAGATGTAAAAGATAAAGGCGTACCTGTACCACCTAAAAAGCCTACAGAGTCTGGGCGAATTAAAATGGACGAGTTCAGTGCCTTAATGGATACTGTAAAGCCAAGAGGTACAGTGGACCAAAGTAAGAAACGTCCACCTGCTCAAGAAAGCACACCTACGTCTACACAAGCACGTGTACGGACTAAACAAGCTAAACGTATTACTGCTGGTCCAAATGTAGGGTTTGGTCCAAAAGGTAACATCTTTCCTAGCAGTACAGAAGAACGCCGTGAGTTAATGGCTAAGTATGGTGGCACAGGAAGTGCTGCTGCTAAAGCTGCTGCTGCAGGTAGACAAGGTAACCTTACTAAGAAAGCTGCTAAAGGTGGCTATATGAAAAAGAGTAAAGGTTCTATGGATTATCGTAAAGGCGGTATGGTAATCTCTAGTGTTGATAACAGAAAGAAAAGATAATGGCTAACGTAGGTAAAGCAATTGTTAAAGGTGTGCGTAAACTTGCTGGTAAATCTAATAAAAGTAAAAAAGGTTTAACCAAAGCTGAACTAAAAGAAAAAACAAAGGGCAAAGCTACACAAGAAAATGTGCGTTTTAAAAAGAAGTATGAAGTACAAGAAGGTGCTGGTCTTGCCTCAGAAGGCGGCGGCAGTGTAAAAGCTACACGGGCTTCTGGTACTCGTGGTGAAAAAGTTACTGTAGGCAGCAAGTCTTATACTAACTTTATTAATGACCAGATGGCTATGTTCCGTGGGAAACCAGATAGAGCATCCAGAATAAGACGTAAATTGCTAGACAAAATTGTAGAAGCAGAACAAGCTGGAGATACTGCAGCAGTTAAAAAGCTACGTGCTGCCGCTAATAAAATGGAAGATGCAGAAATTAAAAAAGGTAAGGCAGAAGCTGCCACAACTCGCCGCAAGATTTCTTCCACTTTAAGTGGTCGTAAAAAACCAGTAGATAACTACGGTATGGCACTTAAACAGGCAGTAGAAGATGGTGTTATTGAAAGTGAGTATACTAAAAATCTTACACCACCTCAGATGGCACAAGTTGAAAAAGCTGCTCGTAATGCTAAAAAGCCTACAGGCCGTAGAATTGTTGAGGCAGGATATGAAGAAGAAAAACGTAAACCGGGTGATAGTGCAGTAGGTCGCCGTAGTGGTTCACGTGGTATGGCTAGTGGTATTCGTGCAGAAGACCGTGCAAGCATTAAAGACCCAATTAATAAAAGAGCCAAAGGTGGCTACATGAAAAAGAACAAAGGTTCTATGGACTATCGTAAAGGCGGTTTGTTAATGTCTAGTGTCGATAACAGAAAGAAAAGATAATGGCTGATACAATGACAAAAAAAGAAATGGACAAGTATTATAAAGAAGAAGGTGTATATCACAAAAGTGACCCACGTCATCCTATGAATAAAGAACTTACTGGTCCATCCGTAATGATTATGTTAGGCGTTAAACCACCTAAGAAAAAACCAGCAGAGCCAAAGAAAAAGAAAAAGCCAGCAATGGCATACGGCGGTATGGCAAGTGGAAAGAAACACATGTATGTTGCTGGTGGGATGGTAAAAGATAATCCTGGACTAAAGGCACTGAAGGCTGCAAGTCCACAGGCATACAAAAAGATTACAGGTAAGTAATTGCATCCTGTAGAACAAGACATACGCAAATGGTCTCACGAGTTTCTTGAAGTACCTAATGCAAAGTTAAATGGACTACCGCCATGTCCATATGCGAAACAGGCATGGCTAGAGAACCAAGTTAAGTTTAGTATTAACACGGGGCTAGATGGACTAGCTGAGTGTGTGCAGAAGTTTGAGTCCCACGAGTATGATATAGTTGTGTGGGCTTCAGAAGAATTGCCAGACATGGAATACCTAGATGGTTTCTGTGATGGCATGAACGAAGCATTATCTATTGCTGGCATTGATATGCACTTGATGGTGTTTCATCCAGACTATGACGCAACAGAAGCTGGTCTGGATTTTTTAGTAGATGACGATGTAACAGACGAAGAGTTAGTCTACTGCATGGTCTTTGTGCAGAGGTTATCATTACTTGATGATGCTTCTGTAAGTTTAGAGAAGTCAGGATATTATGCGCACTTTCCTGATGAAGTTTATCAAAGCCTAGTTATAGATAGAAGGAGACTCCGACATGGCAATGGGTAAAGCAAAGATGGCTAAAAAGAAAATGATGATGCGAGGCGGCATGGCAAAGAAGAAGATGCGTGGCGGTGGCATGGCTAAAATGGCTAAGAAAAAGATGATGCGTGGCGGCATGGCAAAGAAAAAGAAGTAATGCCATATGTCGCTGATTCGTCAATACATGGACATGGTGTGTTCGCAGATAAGGGCTATTCAGTCGGAGATACGATTGAGTTATGCCCTTATCTCGTCACAGATGATGATGACGTGGGAGAAAATTGTGTCTTACATGACTATATGTTTCAATCACCTAATGAAGATGTTAAAGAATATTTGGTCCCACTTGGTCTCGCTATGGTCTACAATCATAGTGCAAGCCCAAACGCTGAGTGGGAAATTGATGAAGAAGATAACCGCTTTGTACGCTTCTATGCCGTGGAAGAAATAGAGCAAGGCGAAGAGATACTACACGATTATGGTGTAGATTATTGGGAAAGTAGAGATGCCTAGAATTTCCGAAGGTTCAAAGTTTGTAACACGTGCAACTGCGTTATCTACTACTTCTGATACAGATGTGTATATAGTACCAAAAAACTTTTCATCGCATGTAGAGCATTTACTAATCACTAACAGTGATGCTAGTAATCGTAACTATACGCTTAAATATTATGAAAAAGCATCAAACACAACATACACATTGTTTACCTCACATGCAGTCACAGGTAAAGGTTCAGAATCTATTTTTACAGTAGATAAGCCTTTGTACATTCATGCTGAAGATAAAATAATTGTTGCTGCTGGAACTGCAGACACACTTACTGTAGTTATTGCAGCAGAAGAATTTTTTGACCCAACCCGATAGGAGATAGGAGATGGTACGTGTCTCTAAAAAAACCCCCGCAAAAAAGAAAGCCACACAAGCTAGAGCGAAAACGAAACAGGCTAGAACGGTTAAACTTTCAACGGGCGGTGCGCCAAAGAGCAAAAGTAGAGTTAATGAAGCTGGCAACTACACTAAGCCAACCATGAGAAAAAGATTATTTGAAAAGATTAAAGCTGGCAGCAAGGGTGGTAAACCCGGACAGTGGTCAGCACGTAAGGCGCAGATGTTAGCACGTGAATATAAGGCAGCAGGTGGAGGCTATAAGTCATAATGGAATGGTGCATGTCTTCATCTTACTTGTATACATCGGAACTGGAGAAAGCCGCTACCTTGCTAGTGGAGACATGTATTTCCGCAGTATTACGGACTGCAACTTCTATGCCCGTGAAGTGTCAAGACGTTATGGAAGCTACACCTATCGTGATTGGGTGGATAAACGAGACCGTGTTACCGCATATTGTGTCCCTAAATATCTGAAGAAAGGCACAGTCGAGGTGTATTAAATGTTAGCAGAACTAGCCGCTGCTAACGCAGCCTTCGGAGTAATTAAACAAGCAGTAGCCAACGGACGTGACATTGCAAGTGTTGGTAGTCAGATTGTTAAGTTTGTAGATGGCAAAGAAGAATTACAAAGAAAAGTAACAAATAAAAAGAATAGCCCATTCTATAGAGGCAATGACTTTGAAGAGTTTATGGCTCTTGAAGTCATCAAAGAAAAAGAAGAAGAACTAAAACAAATAATGTTATATGTAGGTCGTCCGGGATTATGGAACGACTGGCAGAAGTTTCAAGCAGAAGCACGTAAGGCCAGACTAGAAGCAGAAGAAGCTGCACGTAAACGTAAACAGAAAATACTAGAAACAATTATATTATCTCTGGCGTGTATCATAGGGCTTAGTGTTCTTGCTATTGTAATATACTTCGGACTAAAACGCAGAGGAATGTTTTAATGAAAAAGCCACAGAAAAGTCTAGTAGCATGGACAAAACAGAAGTGGCGCACAAAAAGTGGCAAGCCATCTGGACAGACAGGTGAAAGGTATTTACCTGAAAAAGCAATAAAGTCCTTGACAAGCGCAGAGTATTCTGCTACAACTAAAGCCAAACGAGAAGGTACACGTGCAGGAAAACAATTTGTACGACAGCCGAAGCGAATTGCAAAGAAGACTGCACAGTTTCGCAGAGGAACTTAATATAAAGTTATTGCGTGAAGAGTTTCCTGATTTGGAAACGCGAGTTGAGATACTGCAATACGAGATAGGACAAAGATATGCTGCAAGCACTAATCGGACCAGTAACAGGTCTACTTGATAAGTTTATTGAAGACAAAGACCAAAAAGCACAACTGGCACATGACCTTGCTACAATGGCACAACGCCATGCACAAGAACTGTCCAAAGGTCAACTTGAGATTAATGCAGCAGAAGCAAAGCATCGCAATATCTTTGTTGCTGGTTGGAGACCATTTATCGGCTGGACATGTGGCGTTGCGTTAGCATGGCACTATGTTATTTCCCCGTTTGTCATCTTCGGTGCAAGCATGGCTGGTGTAGAACTACCTGAACTACCAGAGTTTGATATGGGCAGTCTTATGACGGTACTCATGGGCATGTTAGGACTTGGTGGCTTAAGGACATTTGAAAAGGCTAAAGGCTTAACCAAGTGAGTGCAAAGCAAATCCTAGAATGGAAAATTATTCCACGCTTTATGATGCTAGTAATAACTCTAATGAGTTGGCGTTGTGCGGAGTGGTTTATGAACTTGGAAGACCCGACAGCACCACAGTCAGCCTTTGTAAGCGTTGTGATGGGTGCTATGACAGGTGCATTCGGAATTTGGATGGGCGGCGAGAGCAGAAAAGTTTAACTAATGAAATACGATAAAAGCATATTCATACAAAAACTAATTGAGCATGAAGGCTTAGTGTTGCAAGTTTATAAAGATAGCTTGGGCATTGACACTATTGGAATTGGTAGAAACCTAGAAGACCGTGGCATCAGTGACGAAGAACTGGAAGACATGGGCATTGCCAGCATTGACCACGTGTATTCATTTGGCATTACAGAAGCAGATGCCATACTTCTAGCAGAGAATGACGTACAGATTGTTGAGAAAGAACTGTTGGATGCTCATCCTTGCATCGCAGGATTAGACGCTGTACGTCAACTTGTACTCATGGACATGGCATTTAATATGGGTGTGCCTCGTTTATGTAAGTTCAAAAAGATGTGGGCTGCTATACATGACGAAGATTTTACTACTGCATCAAAAGAAATGCTTGACAGCAGGTGGGCAAATCAGGTAAAATCACGTAGTACAAAATTAGCACACGCTATGTATTCAGGAGAAATGTAATATGTTTCCATATACAGAAGAAGAGAGAAAATGGCTAGAGAGTTAAACGAAAAACAGCAGTTATTTTTAGACGTACTGTTTGACGAAGCAGGTGGTGACATGGTTGCCGCTAAGAAACTTGCTGGTTATTCTGACGGTACGCCTACTACATCTATTGTAAAAGGTTTGAAAGAAGAGATTCTTGAAGCCACTCAGATGTACATGGCACGTAATGCGCCAAAGGCTGCACTTGCTATGACAGGTGCGCTGTACGACCCAACTGAACTTGGTATTCGTGATAAGATGTCTGCCGCTAAAGATTTGCTGGACCGTGTAGGTTTGGTAAAGACAGAGAAGATGGAAGTTAAAGCAAGTGGTGGTATTATGCTTATGCCGCCTAAAGCTGTAGCAGAAGAGGATGATGAGTGATGGCTGGCTTTAAAAAAGAATCTGCTGGTAATTACTACATAATTAATCCTGATGGAGAAAAAATAGATATATTTAAATCTTCTGACGGAAAAGCTTGGATTGGTGCTGGTAACCGTTATCAGTATCTATCAGAGGCTAAAGCAGACATTGCACAAAAAATACGAGATGGCGGTTCGGGGTACAGTAAAGGTGGACTCGTTCCTAAAAAATACGTAAACCCTGTAACAATAACAGACAATCGTAAAAACAAATGACACGTAGTATAGGCAAATGGAAACTTCCACAGCCAACAGATATAAAAGAAGAAAACGAATGGGTACAGATACCACGTATAGCAAGAACTGTACCTTTCGGCTACAAGCAAAACGAAGATGACCCCGACATACTTGACCCCATCAAGACTGAATTAGATTTGCTAGAAAAAGCAAGACAACATGTAAGGCAGTATTCATATCGTGAAGTAGCTAACTGGTTAAGTAAAAACAGTGGCAGATATATTTCACATGTGGGTTTAAGGAAACGGTTAGATAATGAGCGACAGCGTAAGAACCAAGCTGCAAGTCTCCGCAAGTGGGCAAGCTATGCGGAAACGGCAATCGCCAAGGCGAAAGAAATCCAAGAAGCCAGAACAGGCGCAAAAGCCAACAGTTGAAATAAAAGAAACTGTACCTGTTTCACATGAAACTAAGTATGAAACAGCTAGTATTGAAGAGACAGCAAACGTACTCTTCAAGCCTAACCCCGGACCGCAAACAGAGTTTCTTGCCGCATCTGAACGTGAAGTTTTATATGGCGGCAGTGCAGGGGGCGGTAAGTCATATGCTATGCTTGCTGACCCACTGCGTTACATGGGGCATCCACAGTTTAGTGGATTGATGTTACGACATACAACTGAAGAACTGCGAGAACTTATATTTAAATCGCAGGAGTTGTACCCAAAAATCTGGCCCGGTATTAAGTGGTCAGAACGAAAGATGCAGTGGACTGCACCATCTGGCGCAAGGTTGTGGATGTCTTATCTGGATAGAGATGAAGATGTCTTGCGTTATCAGGGTCTGGCATTTAGCTGGATAGGGTTTGACGAATTAACACAGTGGTCCACACCCTACGCATGGAATTATATGCGTTCTCGTCTAAGGTCCACTGCACCAGACTTGCCAATCTTTATGAGGGCAACAACTAACCCCGGTGGACGGGGACATCATTGGGTCAAGAAAATGTTCATTGACCCTGCCCCATATGGAAAGGCATTCGATGCGACAGACATTGAAACAGCAGAGGTGTTACGATATCCAGCTGGACATGAGAAGGCTGGAAAGTCTTTATTCAAAAGACGCTTTATCCCTGCAAGACTATCTGATAACCCATACCTCTCTTCTGGCGGTGATTACGAAGCCATGCTTCTCTCCCTACCAGAGCAACAGCGTAGGCAGCTTCTGGAAGGCGATTGGGACATTAAAGAAGGAGCAGCCTTTACTGAGTTCAATCGTGATATTCATGTTGTTGAACCTTTTCACATCCCTAGTAACTGGGTTAAGTTTAGGGCTTGTGACTATGGCTACGGGTCTTTTTCTGGTGTACTTTGGTTTGCAGTCGCACCTTCAGAACAACTTATTGTCTACAGAGAACTTTACGTATCAAAGATACTTGCGACAGACTTGGCTGAAATGATACTAGATTTGGAGGCAGGGGATGGAAACATCAAGTACGGGGTTCTTGATTCTTCTCTTTGGCATAAGCGTGGGGATACTGGTCCTAGCCTTGCTGAACAAATGATTCAACGAGGATGTCGCTGGAGACAGTCAGATAGAAGTAAAGGTAGCCGTGTAGCAGGTAAAAATGAAATACACCGTAGACTACAGGTAGATGAATACACAGAGGAACCAAGACTTGTCTTCTTTAATAATTGCACGAACATTGTTGCGCAACTACCATCCTTGCCCATTGACAAAAGGAATCCAGAAGATATTGACACGCATTCAGAAGACCACTTGTATGATGCGTTAAGATATGGTATAATGTCCAGACCAAGGTTTAGTATATTTGACTATGACCCTATGGGAAGACCGGGCGGTGGAATGCGCGTAGCAGATGCAACATTTGGATACTAAGGAATTAAAACATGGCTGATGATGATATTATGATTGAAGATGATGCAATTGCATTAGAAGATACAGATGATTCTGTGCAAGAAGATGTTGGCATTTCTTCCATCATACCGTTTATTCAGGAACGATATCAAAAGGCAGAAGACTATCGCTATCAAGATGAAGAGCGTTGGATTCGTGCTTATCGTAACTATCGTGGTTTATATGGTCCAGACGTACAGTTTACAGAAGCAGAAAAATCACGTGTATTTGTAAAAGTTACTAAAACAAAAACACTTGCTGCTTATGGACAGATTGTTGATGTACTATTTGCTAACAATCGTTTTCCGCTTTCTATTGACCCAACTGAGTTGCCTGAAGGTGTAGTTGCAGATGTTCACTTTGACCCACAGGAACCAGAGCAGTTACGTGAACAACAGCCTGAATTAATCAATCCTTATGGATACAGTGGTGACGGACGTGACTTGCCACCCGGTGCTACCGCTAAAACATTAACAGAGCAACTTGGACCACTTCAAAATAAACTTGACCCTGTTCAAGATAAACTGAAAGAAGGTCCGGGTCAAACACCTACTGCTATTGAGTTTAGCCCAGCTATGGTTGCAGCTAAAAAGATGCAGAAAAAAATTCATGACCAACTTGAGGAGTCAGGGGCAAGCAAAAGCCTACGCAGCAGTGCATTTGAAATGGCATTGTTTGGTACAGGCGTAATGAAAGGTCCTTTTGCTGAAGATAAAGAATATGCAAACTGGAATGACGATGGTGAGTATGACCCACTGTTTAAAACTATTCCTAAAGTATCTCATGTATCTATATGGAACTTCTACCCTGACCCAGATGCTAACAACATGGATGAGGCGCAGTATGTTATTGAACGACATAAAATGTCACGTTCACAACTGCGTAATTTAAAGAAGCGTCCATACTTCCGTTCTAAAGTTATTGATGAAGTTATTACCTTTGGTGAAAACTACACCAAGAAATACTGGGAAGATGATTTATCTGACTATGCTCCAGAGCATGGCGTTGACCGTTTTGAAGTCCTTGAGTATTGGGGCATGGTTGATGTTGAGATGCTGCTGGAACAGAACATTGAGATTCCAAAAGAACTGCGTGACTTTGATGAGTTGCAAGCTAATGTGTGGGTATGTAACAATAAAGTCATTCGTATGGTACTTAATCCGTTTAAGCCAGCTAAGATACCTTACGTTGCTGCACCATATGAACTGAACCCATATTCATTCTTTGGCATTGGTATTGCAGAAAACCTTGATGATACACAGACATTGATGAATGGCTTTATGCGTATGGCTGTGGATAACGCTGTACTGTCAGGTAACTTGCTTATTGAGGTAGATGAAACAAACCTAGTGCCGGGGCAGGACTTAACTGTGTATCCGGGTAAGGTGTTCCGCAGACAAGGTGGCGCACCGGGACAGGCTATTTTTGGCACAAAGTATCCTAACGTGTCTAGTGAGAACATGATGATGTTTGACAAGGCTAGACAGCTTGCTGACGAAAGTTCTGGCTTTCCATCCTTTGCGCATGGACAGACTGGCATAACAGGCGTAGGACGTACAGCCAGTGGTATCTCAATGCTTATGGGTGCTGCTGCTGGTTCTATCAAGACTGTTATCAAAAACGTAGATGACTATCTACTACGTCCGTTAGGTGAAGGACTGTTTCGTTTTAATATGCAGTTTGACTTTGACCCAGAGATTAAGGGTGACTTAGAAGTTAAAGCACGTGGAACAGAAAGCCTGATGGCTAATGAAGTACGTAGCCAAAGACTTATGCAGTTTTTACAAATCGCAAGTAATCCAGCACTTGCACCATTTGCTAAGTTTCAATATGTTATTCGTGAGATTGCAAAGTCAATGGGACTTGACCCCGAAAAAGTTACCAACAATATGAGCGAGGCTGCACTGCAAGCTGAAATGTTAAAAGGGTTTCAGCAGCCTATGGACCAACAGGGACAAGCACCAGCAGGTGCTAACCCAATGGACCCAACAGGAGCAGGTGGTGGTAATATAGGTGTAGGACAGGCTCCTGTACCGGGTGAACAAGGATTTAGTGGAAATGCACAACAACAAGGAACTCCTCAACAAACTGAAGCCAATGGTCAGCAACAAACGCCAATGGGACCACTTCAGTAACTACTTAGATAGTTTGATTGAGCAACAACATAGAACGCTAGAGCAAGGTGACAATTCAATTTTAATGCATCGTGCGCAAGGTGCAGTTGCAGTATTACGTAGCTTACAAAAACTAAGGGATGCAGTAGATGGCTGACGTTAATAGTTCAATAGATTATGAAGATAAAATTATATCTGATGAAGTACGCCGTAAAATGGATGCTGCGGTAAAAAAAGCAGAAGAAGAAGGAATTGAAATAGAATCTGAATACTACACAGGTAGTGATTTAGATAAAATGAAAGAACTTGCTAGATTAAATGATATAGGTGTTATAACTGGTCCTTTTGCTGATTTTGGACGTGGTGTAAATATTCCACGTACTCCAACTTTATTTAATTTATTTGCTATGGAAGAAGAACTTTCACATAATCGAGAGGCTGAACGCTTGCGTTCTCTGTTCTCACCAGAAGGACCCGATATAAACGAAGGTAAATTTACTGTTAATGACTATAAAGCAAATCCAGCAAAAGCATTAAAAATTATTAAAGCTCGTTATGATGAAGAAAAAAGAGCTAAAAAAGAAGCCTTACAAAGAACAGGTGGTCTTTTGCCTAAAGGACAAAGAACAGTAGAATTAACGAAAAATACATATGCAGAAATGTTTAAGGATGCTATAGATAGATATGTTAAAAAAACAGGTGATATAGAAACTAAAAAAGTATTACTTAATGATTATCCTGAATTAAAAAATGTAAAAAAAATTATATACCCAGAAGGGGACTTACCATTTAATAAAGGAGGAGTAGTACCTATGGAAAAACAAATGGAAATGTTTGAAAACGGTGGTCTTATGCAGGAAGGTGGCACAACAGACCCTGTGTCTGGTAACGATGTACCAGTTGGCTCTACACAAGAAGAAGTACGAGATGACATTCCTGCACAGTTAAGTGAAGGTGAATTTGTTTTTCCTGCTGATGTAGTTCGTTTCTATGGACTAGAGAAGTTAATGGAGATGCGGCAACGTGCTAAAGCTGGTCTACAGATGATGGAAGACATGGGTCAGATGGGTAATAGCGAAGAAGCTACACTGCCTGATGATATTCCTTTTGATTTAGAAGACCTTGATATGGAAGATGAGCCAGAGTATAATATGGCTGTTGGTGGTTTTATACAGCCACAAGCAGGTTATGGTACGACTTTAATGCAACCAACGCAACCTATGATGCAACCTTCTATGTTTGCTAACTATGCACAGCAACCTGCAACACAACCTGTATTTCAACCTGTACAACAGCAACAGCAACAACCTGTAGCACCTACTTATACTGCTCCTACGTATACAGGTCCAAGTTTTCAACAGTTACTTCCTACCACTACAGGGCAGTATGACGAAATGAAAACATATGTTAATGCTGCAGGAGAAGAAAGAGTAATTCCATTTGTTAATGGTCAACCTATTTATCCTATTCCTGCAGGGTTTACTTTAAAAGAAGAAGCAGCTAAAGCTGTAGAAGAAGCACCAACTGCTGTAACAACTAAAACTGCTAAAGTAGCTGACCGTGGTGGTAGAGATGATGGTGATACTCCTTCGGGTGCAACTATGTCATTTGGTGGCACAGTAGACCCAAAAACAGGTTTAGTAAACAATGCTATTACTGCTAATCTTTCTTATAGTGGTATACCGCGTGGCTTCATGGGGGTAGGTAGTGCTGTAGCAAGTATGTTTGGATTTGGAGATGGTATTTCGTTAAAGGAAGGTCAAACCGCTACTATTGATTCTTCTACTATGGGAAATACAACAATTACTTTTGACGCAGATTCTTTTAATAAATTAAATAAAACAACAGTTACTTCTAAAGAAAGAGCAGAAGTAAAATCAATAATGGAAACTGTAGGTAAAGTTTTAGGTAATTCAAAATACAAAAACGAGTTAACTTTTAAAGAAGCAAAAGATATACATGATGGTTATGACAGTGATTTAGGTATGTCTGTTGGTTATGGTAAAGGACAAGTAGACCCTAGTCTTGCTGCGGCTGTTGCAATATCAAAAGGAATAAACCCATCAGATAAAGGATTACCAGATACAAGTAAAGATACAAGTAAACCCGATACATCAAAAACTTCCACTACTTCTCCCGGTTTTGGTGATGTCAGCAAAAGTGGTACATCCACTACTCCGGGTGATAGAGATGGTGGTATGAGTGGTCGTGACAGTTCTGATAATGACAGTTCAAGTGGCTCAAGTTGTTTTGCGGCAGGTACTAAATTTATTATGGAAGATGAAACAACTAAAAACATTGAAGACATTAAGATTGGTGATAAACTTAAATTTGGTGGACGTGTATATTCAACAATTCAAGGCGATGGTCTTATTGAAACTTGGTATAATTATGGAACTACTAAAGTTACTGGAAATCATGCTATATTTGAAAATGGTGAATGGAAACGTGTTAAGGATGCTAAAGAAGCAATTCCTGCCCTACATAAAGAAGAAATTCTTTATACTCTCATTAACGAAAACCATAGAATGGTTGCAGAAGATGGAGTTATCTACACAGACTATGATGAAGTTGATAATAAAGGAATTGAAGAAGATTTGCTCATTCAACTTAATGGGCAAAGTGCTGAAGCAACAGCAGCATAAATCTGTTGCATTAACTGGCTACCTAACCCCCCTAACACGGCATACGGTTAGCCCCAGACTAGGAGACATATATGTCTGATACAATTATGGCTGAAGAAATGCAGCCACCAAAAAAAGTAGCGTTTGCAAATCGTAAATACACTAACGAAGAAAAACGCAAAATGGAAGAAGAAGAACTGGAGCAAATGCTCAAAGAACAAAAAGGTGAGGTAGAAAAAACTGCTGAACCAAAAGAAGCTGAACCAACTAACGCAGAAGAAAAGACATTTAAAAAGCGTTATGGTGACCTGCGCAGACACATGCAGGAAAAAGAACAAGAGTTTCAAACTCAAATTGATGAACTTAAAAAGCAACTAGACAGTGCATCACGTAAAGAAATGAAACTGCCTAAGTCAGACGAAGACCTTGACGCATGGGCAAAAGATTATCCTGACGTTGCAGCTATAGTTGAAACAATTGCTATCAAAAAAGCTAAAGAGCAATCATCTGCTCTTGAAGAACGAATGAAAGTAATTGATGATATGCAGTCGTCTGCAAAGAAAGAAAAAGCTGAAGCAGAACTAATGCGTTTACATCCTGACTTTGGTGAAATTCGTGACAGTGATGAGTTTCATGAGTGGGCTGAAGAACAGCCTAAGTGGGTACAGGATGCATTGTATGAAAATGACAATGACGCAAAGTCTGCTGCACGAGCAATTGACCTGTATAAAGCTGACAAAGGTATTACTGCAAAGAAACCTGCAAGCAGCAAGGATGCAGCGAAATCAGTTGATACACGTAACACACGTAGTAAGCCGCAAGAAGATGAGGCATCTACTTATTTACGTGAATCTCAAGTTCAGAAAATGTCTCCTCAAGAGTATGAGAAGCGTTCTGATGAAATCATGGAAGCTATCCGCACAGGAAAGTTTATTTATGATATATCTGGTTCTGCCAGATAATATAAAAAAAGTGTTGACAAACAGTTTACTTTAAGTATAACTATAGTCACATTAGTGTGAGTGAGTTAGCTACTTGCTTACACAAAACCGCAAACAGTCCCGTCTTACGGATTACCTGAAGAGCATGGCCCGTTAATTATCTGGTAGGCCAACTAGATATGTCACGCACCCATAGTGAATCAGCCTCTAAATAGTCTGGTAAGTTTGCATCTGTAACGAAAAACAGCCAACATTAGGAGAATATATCATGGCTTTTACTACCGCAGCCGGGTATGGTAATCTTCCTAACGGTAATTTTTCACCTGTAATCTACAGCAAACAGGTGCAGCTTGCTTTCCGCAAGTCTGCTATTTGCGAAGCAATCACAAACTCCGACTACTTCGGTGAGATTGCAAACATGGGTGATTCCGTTAAGATTATCAAAGAACCCGAAATTACTGTTAAGGCTTATGCTCGTGGCACAACTGTCACTCCACAGGACCTTGACGATGAAGACTTCAACCTAACAATTGACAAAGCTAACTACTTTGCATTTAAGGTTGATGACATTGAAGAGGCACACTCACACGTTAACTTCCAGTCATTGGCAAGTGACCGTGCTGCGTATCGCCTTGCTGACCAGTTTGACCAAGACGTTCTTGGCTACTTGTCAGGGTACAAACAGTCTGCCATTCATGGCTCACCAGACACAGTTAACACAACTGTTAATGGTTCAAAGGCTGTGTCAACCGCTGGTTCAGACGAATTGCTTTCTAGCATGAAGCTGGAAGCTGACGACTTTGGTGGTTCTTCAGGTTCATCAATTGGTATTCAGCCACGTTCTGGTGGCGCAACTTCTGCAATAGTTGGTTCAGGTAATGCCAACGCACTGCAAGTTGTTGCTCGTATGGCTCGTAAGCTGGACCAACAGAATGTGGACACACAAGGACGCTGGTTGGTTATTGACCCTGTATTCAAAGAAATCCTCATGGATGAAGATTCACGTCTTCTGAATGCTGATTTCGGTGGTTCAGGTCTGCAAAATGGTCTTATCCTAAATAACCTGCATGGTTTCCGCGTTTACGTTTCCAACAACCTGCCTTCAATTGGAACTGGTTCCGCTACAACTGGTGGTACTAATGCCACTAACTATGGCGTAATGGTTGCTGGTCATGATTCTGCTGTTGCTACTGCAGAGCAGATTAACAAGACTGAAACCTACCGTGACCCTGACAGCTTCGCTGACATCGTTCGTGGTATGCATCTTTACGGTCGCAAGATTCTTCGTCCAGAAGCACTTGTGAACGCAAAGTACAACTTGGTTTAAGGGAGGATTAAACAATGGCTACAATTACTTCATTGCTTAAAGCCGCTACTGGTAATTCCCAGCGTGGTCGCAACCCTTATATGGTTGAAAACACAATTGACATCGTGGCTACTACTATAGACCCATCGTCAGGTGATGTTGTTCAAGCAATTACTATTCCTGCAGGTCATAAAATTATGGCTGCTGGCGTAGAAGTTGTTGAAAGTGCAACCATGAACACTGGCACAGACGCTACCGTAACTCTTGGTGCGGCTGATGCTGATGAGTACGTCACTGCATTTGACATTGACGGTGCTGCTGATGGTGCATACGCACCTAGTGCAACCGTTGCTGCTGATGTGGTTCTTGCTTCTGCAGATACCCTTGACCTTACCTTTGCAGGTACTGGTGCATCTTTCACTGCTGGTAAACTTCGTGTTTATGCAGTTATGATGGATGTAAGTTCTCAGGGTGATACTTCTGCTAACGAAGTAGACCGTGACACACTTGCCTAAATAGTACATGGGAGAGCAGGGCAACTTGCTCTTCCATTTCTCTCTGAGGATTTATAATGGCATACACTTACCTTGACATTACGAATGAAGTTCTTGCGCGGTTTAATGAGGTATCATTAACTGTTTCAAACTTTTCTAGCGCACGTGGATTTCAGACGCAGTGTAAAAATGCCGTAAATGATGCCATTAACTATATATTTCAACGTGAGTTCGGTTGGGGCTTTAGTCACTCCGAACAAACAGATACATTAGTCGCGGGTACTGCTCGTTATACATTTGACAGCACAATATATAATGCAGACTATGAAACATTTAGAATATCAAAAGATGAAAGTCTTGGCGTAGCAGGTGTAAGTCTTCGCGTACTGGATTACAAAGAATATGTAGACAAATACATTGACCAAGAAACAACAAGTGACGTAGGCGGTGTGCCTATTTTTGTGTTTAGAACACCTAATAACAATTATGGTTTATACCCATATCCTGATGCTGCATATACATTGAAGTATGATGCTTATATTAAACCTACTGCGCTAAGTGCTACAACAGATGTGCCACTTATTCCTGAACAGTTTCGTCAGGTAATTGTTGATGGTGCTACAGCATACGGCTATCAGTATCGTGGTGAAGCACAGCAGTATGGTATTAACTTTGCACGATTTGAAGATGGCATTAAACAAATGCAGAGTCTATACTTGAACAGCTACGACTATGTACGTTCTACTTATCTACCACGGTCACAGAGGTACGGCACTTCTATATTCCCATCAGGAGCATAAGGCATGGCTGATGAATCAGGACTTAGCCCATACGTCTTTGCTTGTGAAGGTGGTTTGGTATTAGACCAATCTACGTTTTCTATGCAGCCGGGAATGGCATTAGAACTACAGAACTTTGAGCCTGACATTCGTGGTGGCTACAGACGTATCTCTGGTTACAGTAAATGGAATAGCAACGAAGTACCTTACACAGCATCTGATACAGAAAAAGTATTGATGTCTGCGTACTTTAAAGGCAACATTCTTGCTGCTAGAGGCGAAAGCGTTTACAAAGGTGGTACAACAGGTAGTTGGACATCTATTGATAGCGGCAGAACAAGTGCTGGTAAGTACACATTCTTTCGTTATAATCTTGCTGGAACAGATTACATTGTTTGGGCAGATGGTGCTAACAACGCTAGTAAGTATAACAACACAACCGTTACAGATTTAAATGCTACAGGCGCACCAGCAGACCCTAGCATTGTAACAGGATTTAAGAATGCTTTATTCTTTGCTGGTATGTCTAGCACACCACAAGAAATAGTATTTACTGCACCATACACAGATGATGACTTTAACGTAGCAAATGGTGCAGGTAGTATTGCAGTAGATAGCCCAATCACAGGACTGTTTCCTTTTCGTGAAGCACTGTATATTTTTTGTGAAGAACGTATATTTAAACTGGTAGGCAATACATCTGCTGACTTTGTACTACAACCAGTAACACGTGAGATTGGGTGTCTTAATGGTTTTACTATTCAGGAATTTGCTGGTGACATTGTTTTTCTTGGTCCAGACGGACTGCGTACAGTAGCTGGTACAGAAAGAATTGATGACGTTGAACTTGGTACAATTAGCCGTGTAGTTCAAAGACGCTTTACAGATTTATCTGATGTTGATGAGTTTGATAGTGTAGTCATACCAAACAAAACACAGTATCGTATTTTCTTTTCTAACTCAGATGTTACACGTGGAAATACTACTGGCATTATCTGTGTAAGAAAAGGTGACAAGTACGAGTTTGCAGATACTCGTGGCATACGTCCAAGTTGCACAGACTACATTGTATCTGATGGTGATAGCATTGTAGTACATGGTGAGTATGATGGTTACGTGTACAGACAAGAACAAGGCAATGACTTTGATGGCAATGTAATCACAGGCAAGTATCGTTCACCTGACTTATCAATGGGTGATGCTGGCATAAGAAAAACATTTCAGCGTATTATTATTAACTACGCACCAGAAGCTGCAGTGAATGCTGACTTGTTTGTAAGATATGACTATGAAGCACCAGATGTAGCAAGACCAGCCGCATATCCATTTGATACCGCAACGGTTGTTGCTATTTATGGAACATCATCTTATGGTACTGCAACATACGGTGGTCAGTCAAACCCACTCTTTAGACAACCCATTGAGGGTAGTGGATTTGCAGTAGCCCTACGAGTAAACGACAGAGGAACATCTGCACCATACTCTCTTAAAGGATTTCAGTTAGAATTTGACGCAGGAGCAAGACGCTAATGGCTGGATACACTAGACAATCTTCGTATACTGACGGTGACATTATCAATGCAGCCGATAGTAACGATGAGTTTGACCAACTCGTAAACGTCTTTAGCAATACAACAGGTCACAAACACGATGGTACAGCAGCAGAAGGTCCAGTCATTGGTTTGATTGGTGACCCCGGCGTTGCTACACCAATTAACAAAGTAGTTGTAGATGATACCAACAATCGTGTTGGTTTCTTTGTTGATGTTTCCTCCGTATCGACAGAGCAGCTACGAGTTCAAGACGGGGCTGTTGTTCCTGTAACGGATAACGACATTGACCTTGGTGCATCAGGTGCTGAGTTTAAAGATTTGTACATTGATGGTGTTGCATATGTTGATAGCATTGCAATGCCTACTACAACCGTTACTGACATTCTTGATGAAGACACTATGTCTTCTGATAGTGCTACTGCTCTTGCAACACAACAGTCCATTAAAGCATACGTAGATGCACAAGTAACTGCACAAGACTTAGACTTTCAGGCAGATACTGGTGGCGCACTAAGTATTGACCTTGATAGTGAAACACTTACACTGACAGGCGGTACTGGTATTGATACAGCAGGTTCAGGCAATATTGTAACCTTTGCTATTGATAGCACTGTAGCCACATTAACTGGCGCACAGACACTTACCAATAAAACGCTTACAACGCCCATTATCGCCTCTATAAGTAATTCAGGTACTCTGACACTACCTACTAGCACAGACACGCTTGTAGGACGTGCTACGACTGATACACTGACTAATAAAACAGTTGATGCTGACAGCAATACTATTTCCAATCTTGAAGTAGACAATTTAAAGTCTGGTGTACTTGACACTGACTTAACATCTGTTGCTGCTACAGATACTACACTTGCTTCTGCAAAGGCTATTAAAACATATGTAGATGCTCAAGTCACTGCACAAGACTTGGACTTCCAAGCTAACACAGGCGGTGCATTAAGCATTGACCTTGACAGCGAAACACTGACCTTTACTGGTGGTACAGGCATTGATACAAGTGGTGCAGGTAACGCTGTTACATTTGCCATTGACAGTACAGTTGCTACACTGACTGGCACACAGACACTGACAAACAAAAGCATTGATGCGTCACAGCTTACTGGCACAGTTGCCAATGCTCGTTTGGACACAGAACTACAAGCACTTGCTGGTCTAACATCTGCTGCTGACAAAGGTATTCAGTTTACTGGTTCAGGTACTGCTGGTACATTTGATTTGACCACTGCTGGTAAGGCACTGCTTGATGACGCTGATGCCAGCGCACAGCGCACTACACTTGGATTAGGTACAGCAGCTACAACTGCTTCTACTGACTATGCTACAGCAGCACAAGGTGCATTAGCAGATAGCGCATTGCAAGATGTTGTAGATGACACTACACCACAGTTAGGTGGTAATTTAGATGTTCAGTCTAATACTATTACAACAAGCACAGTAAACGGTGGCATTACACTATCGCCTAATGGTACAGGAAATGTTACATTAGGTACAATGGTATTTGATGCTGACCAAACTATTGGTGCAGGTCAAGATAACTATGTGCTTACATATGATAATGCTGCTGGTGTAATTAACCTAGAAGCTGTAGCAGCAAGTGGTATTAGTAATGTTGTAGAAGATACTACCCCACAGTTGGGTGGTGACTTAGACCTTAACAGTAATGATATTACAGGTACAGGTAATGTTAATATAACTGGCACTGTTACAGTTACAGGTGCTACCATAGCAAGTCTAACATACCCAACATCAGACGGTACATCAGGTCAAGTGCTTACAACTAATGGGTCAGGTACTTTATCATTCCAGCCTGTAACTGAAACAGACCCGTCTGCCTTGGCCTTTGCGATTGCTCTGGGCTGAGTAAATAACGCTTGACAATTAATTGTATGTATGGTATAATTATACTAAATTTGGAGTAAAGAAATGGCAAACGCTTTCCTATCAGAAACAGACACAGCAGTTGGAACGTCCCCAGCGACTATTCTAACTTGTGGTTCTTCCACCGAAACCACCATCATTGGTCTGAGCATTGCTAACATCGTAACAAGTCAGATTCTCGTGGATGTACAACTTGATGGTTCAGGTCGTACATCAGGAGCAGTAGACAGTGTTTACCTTGTTAAAGCTGCTCCAGTGCCAGTTGGTGGTTCTTTAGTTGTAGTTGGTGGTGACCAAAAGGTAGTGCTTGAGCCGGGTGACGCAATCAAAGTCACATCGGATACGGCATCATCTGCTGACGTTGTTCTTAGCCATCTTGACATTACATAAGGAGTAGGGGCATGGCTTATCTTGGCAATCCACCTGCAGCTTCGTATCTTGCTACACCAGCGGTACAGCAGTTTAATGGTGATGGCACAACAACTACATTTACCCTGAACCGCACAGTTGCTACGAAGCAAAGCATTATTGTGTCGGTTGATGGCGTTGTCCAAGATGCGGCTAGTGCCTACACTGTGCCTGATGGTGTTACCCTGACCTTCACTGCTGCCCCTTCTAGCGGCACTGCAAACATCTTTGTGAACTTCCTTGATTTGCCAATCGGTACGGTCACTCCCCCTGATGAGTTTAAAGGCAACTTCAAGAATAACGGTATGTTCCGTATCAATGCACAGACGTTGAGTTCGAACATTACCATTGTCGGAACCGAGAATGCTAACGTAACTGGACCGCTTACCATAGCATCTGGTGTAACATTGACCGTAGATAGCGGTGGAACATTGGTGACACTATGAGTACATTACGAGCAGATACAATCCAGAACACATCGGGCGGTGCAGTCACGCTGACTGACCAAGTTGCAGCAAAAGCACGTTGTAAATGGAATGGTACAGGCACAATAGCAATTAATGAATCATTCAATGTCAGTTCATTAGACGATAATGCTACAGGTCAATATGATGTAAATTACACAAATGCTTTTGGCACTGGCAATTACACTTGCTTAACATCTGGCGTTGGTGGTTCAGGAACAAGTGGTCCTTATGATGTGTCGGAGCAAGTAACTACTTATGTAAATATTAGATATTATGCTGGCGGTTACTATGATGGCAATACTTGTAATATGGCAAACATTGGAGACCTAGCATGAGTACCATCCTAGTTGACAATCTCACAGGCAAGACCTCTGCTGGCTCTATTACGGTGACGAGCGAGGGCGGTGCGGCTACTCAGTCCTTGCAACAGGGGCTGGCGAAGGCGTGGGGTCATGTAGCAACAGCAAACTCAACAACGCTTGATGACAGTTTTAACTACACATCAGTTACAGATAATGGCACAGGCGATTGGACATACGCCTTTGTAAATAGCATGACAAACAGCGCATATTCTTTTGTATCTATTCACGGTTCTGCTGGGAGCAATAGCGCATTTTCTAGGTCTAACACTTATGCAACTGGAAGCATCCGTTTTTGGACATATACAGGTGCAGGTGTAACAGATGCAGTTTTGATTACCAACACAGTATCAGGAGACCTCGCATAATGGCTGGAACAATAGTAGCGGATACACTGACCCACTCAACCGCAGGGTCAATCGCCACGAACTTTGTTGTTAATGGTAGTGCGAAGTCTTGGGCTTTTGCTACGAGTGCGGCCGCATTGACTGGTGAAACATTCAATATTTCAAGCGGATTAGATAACGGAACTGGCGACTACACTTTGTCTTTGTCAAACTCTATAAGTAGCAATGACTCCGTTTTTTCAGGGACTGTTGGCAATTCAACAGCACAAATATTAAGTGTAGCCTCAAGAACAACATCGTCTTATGACGCTCACACTTTTAATGCGTCAGGGAGTGCTACAGACAACACTACTATGACATTAGTTCACGGAGACTTAGCATAATGCAGACACCTGATTTCAAAGGCACTCACCTGTTTGACCGACTGTGCTGGGCTAAAGAAAACCTAGACGGTGTGCAGTCTGACTACCGTGTTGTCTATGAGGACAGCGTGGACGAGTGCGCCAAGATACTTGTGCCTGACCCTAACTGGATGGCTTGCGCTTTACAAGGCGGCATCCTCCCTCCGGTGTGGGTGTACTGGGAACTTGCAAAAGACGAAGCACAACCTGATTTCAAGAAGCATACTCGTGGCTACCTTTTGCATGAAACTGAGCCTATGCCAGCGATGACAGAAGAAGAAGCTATTGAGTATTTGATTATGAAGGACTGCCCACAGCACGTGTGGCAGAACTGGGATTCTGGCAACAAACCAAAGATGGTTATCTGCCGCAAAGAACAGCTACCAAGCACTAGAGAGTGGCGTAATGCTTGGAAG